CACACGGTGAAACTGATAACTTTAGTATTATTAATTACTTCAATCTATCTACAAAGATATTCAATTCAAGTATAATGAAATTTAATAATGAAACGGCCACAAATATAATTTGGAGACCGTGGCTTGCAGATAGAAATACATTACAAAGAGAAGCTGGTGACCAAGATGTGGTATCTAAACTAGCATCAAACAATCCAAAATTTAGAATATTTCCAGACGAATGGACTTTCTCAGCAAAGTGGTTTTCCAGACAGAATCCAAGATATAGTAAGTCAGATTGGACATTTGAAAGAGGTGTCGGTAAGGTGGCTGTGTTCCACGGTAAGCCAGACCCACACGAATGTGAGCAGGAATGGGTTAAAAACCACTGGAAATAGCGAAAAATTACTAAAAATCACCCTTCCCTCAGCTGTGCATTTTGACGCAGCCTAAAAACCCTTGATTTATAAGGGTTTTTTTATTAAAAAAAATGAAAAAAAGTTAAAAAAACGCTTGCCTATGGTATCCACCTATGATAGGATATGTGTATAAATTGATTAATAACGAAAGGAAAACACTATGAGTAAAGTAAAAAACTGGCTTTGGGACGAAGCTGAGAAGTTTGTTGACAATATCGCTTGCCAAATCAAAAACAATGTGATAACCTTTGACCAAGGTGTCAAAGAGATTATGAACTCTAATCAATCATTAGAACTAATTGGTATCTATGATGAGAACAGTTGTGAAGAATGTTTACACTATGCAGTTGAGGACTTAAAATAATGAAAACACTACTAGAACATATCAAACAAATCAACGCTGAATCCAAAAAGTGGATGGATGAGAATCCAGGCAGTTGGGCTGGTATGGTACCAGAGGATATTAAATTCTGGAACGACCAAGGTATATTCACAGTAGAAGATTATGAGAGAGATAGCCTTATTACAAGTGTATATGAAATGCACAAAGATGCTTACGGTGTAAAAGGCAGACACTATAACTTTGATAAAATGTCAAACGAAGATTTAGAAAAAGAATTAGACCACCTATGTAAGGTGGCAAAAGCAGAGCGTGAAGCTGAAGAGAAAGCCGAAGAAAAGGCATATCAAAATTTTGAAAACCAAATCACTGAGTATATGAAACTTGGTGCAGGTAACCGTGATATTGCTATTAAATGGTTACTTCAAGCTGAGGGGCTTGACAAAGAACAAGATTTAGGGTATATTTGTTATAATCTAGGTCTTGGTTATGACAAAGAATACTTATTTGAAACTAAACACTAACAAAAGGACTACATTATGAACGATACAAATGTTACATTTACAGATAAAGATATAGGTAAAAACCTATACAGAAAAAAAACTTATTACACCCTTGTTGTCGAACAAGAGGTTCTAGCAAACAATAAAGATGAAGCTGACCAAATGTTTATCGACAATGGTGGTATTGACCATTCAGAAATCAATTACAAAATTACAGAAGCAAAAAACGGTGTAGAAACATTTTATGTTGATGCAAGTTATTCAGATAGTGCTGAAACTGAGTATGTTGGTAAAGTTGCATATGAAGATGATGAGTATGCAAAAGAAGATGGTATGGTAGAAATTAATACCTATGCAGATGAAGTTGAAATACCTGGAGATGTGGATACTACATTAGATATGGAAATAGAAACAGAAAGAGGTAGATAATGATGAAATACAACGAAGATAAAATCTTAAAAGAAATTGGTGACTATATCAAATCAACATATGGTCAACATTACGCTCAAGTAAAAGAAGGCGTACAAGTGCAAGACTTGTTAAGGTCTTGTGGTATTGACAAAGATTTCTGTCAAGCCAATGCAATTAAATATCTTGCAAGGTTTGGTAAGAAAGATGGTCGTAATCGTAAAGACCTTTTAAAGGCTGTACATTACATTGTATTATTAATGAACTCGGAGGACCAATAATGGTTACAGAATTTGCAACACTAGAAGCTCTTAATGAAATTGATGATGCTTTTGATAGTGGAGATATGGCTACCGCCAAAGATAAATTGATGGTATTGAAAGACAAATACCAGACAATGTGTGATGAATTTGACAAATGGGCTGAAGAAGAATCCAAACGACAATATGAGTTGGATTTTGTGGATCCTTCTAAAACCGTTACGGATTGCGTTTAATGTCAAAAAACGAGGCGCCAGGATGCGCCAGGAACGACTTTAAGAGCTGCTCGAAGGTCGGACTATGGTCGAAAAACCGTCATTTATGTCGAAAAGTGCGACATTTTTGACCAGCAATAAGACTTGACAATATCCACCAATTTTGATAGGATATAGTTATTATTAATTATGAAAGGACTTATGAATACAAACAATACATCATTTAGATACGACAAAGAAATGCTTTTCAAAGAATTTGCAGATGCAAAAGCAAAAGACACTAAACTAGGCAAAGGTGATGACAACAAAGTACACACCAATAGAATTGCCCTTTTAAAAGAATACATCAAACTAGAGGCCGAGATGCCTGTTGTTTTCAGTGATGTAAATATCAACTTCAATAGATTGTTAACTGCTTATCAATCTGTAAATCCTAGAGACCATTTTTACAAATCAGTATTTGGTAAAACTTTTGAACAAGTACAAGCCGAAAGAGAAGCTGATGATTGGAATGAGTCCGCTGAATTAAAAGGAATTAAAATATAATAATGGCTATCATTTATACAAATACCAGTAGTGGCACATTGAGAAAGAACGCAAAGAAGATGAACAATCTATCTGCTAATCAACTTTCTCAATACAAAGAAGATTGTCGTTTGTATAATAAACATATGAAACAAATTGGTTTACCAAATCATCAACTTAATTTAGAAGATTATATCAAGTACAGATTTGGCAAACTAAAAGTCAAAACTGTACACATTGTAGGTACATATGAGCCTGATAAAGTTTACCGAAGAGAAACACCTGATTATCCTAGTGCAGTTACAAAACTAGGTAATGGTGGTACTATTGACCACAAAGAAAGACAGGAGCGATTAGAGATTTCAAAACAATATTCAATCGTACCTGCTTATAACAAAGGTCCTTATATGGTCGTTGGTAAAGAGGACTTAAAAACAGCTGGGAGAAAAGTATGAACAAATCAACTATTGTTGCAATTGTAGGTATTGTTTTTGTTTTTGCCTTTATGATTAATGATGCAAAAGCAGACACAAGTAAAGTTACTAATTGGTTTCAAAATGAGTGGAACGAAATAGTTACTTTTCAAAAAACTAATTGGTCAAAAGGCCAAGAACAGTTAGCACAAAACAAATTACAGGTACAAGACTTGTTTAATAAGGTTAAAGAGTATGTTACACAAGATTAGTCAATTCTGTGATAAAATAGATTCCGTCAAAAAGATGGCAGATGATTTAAGGGTGTTGAAATACGACACCCCTAAGTCACACGAAAGAGATATACAAATTAATTCGTTAATAGATATTATACAGGCAGATTGTTTACTATTAGCACACGACAAAGGTAATTATGAAAAAGTTGATACCAGCGATACTGGTCCTACTCCTACTGAATGGTTGTAGTACAAACAGGTCACAATTTGGTGCAGTAATGGGTGGTGCAACAACAGCGGCTACTTGTGCTCAGTTTACCACAGACCCAGCCGCCATTGCAATTTGTACAATGGGTGGTTCGTTTGCAGGTGCAGAAATTATGTATAACTCAGATTATGATGTTCACAATGCAGTATTCGTAGACCACTTAAACAACGGTCCTGCCGGTTCAAGTTACACAAACTGGTACAATCAGAAAACAGGAAATTCAGGTATTATTAAGACTACTAGGTCATATATGGTAGAAACAATCAAATGTAAAGACTATGACGCAACAATTGATATTACTAACCAGTGGCCGTTAGTTGGTCTTGGTGGTGTAAACAGACGAATGGTGTTTGGTACGGCTTGTCAGTTACCAGACGGAAAGTGGGTAGAAAAAAATGACGGATAATGATGTAAGAACAAAAATAGAACAATTAGAGAACGAAATCAAAGAGTTAGAAGACGAAAAAGATTTAACAAACAATCAATCCAGGCTTGCCTTTATTGAAGATACAATATATAATACAAAGGATAGTATAAAGAAATTAAAAGGTTATGTGGGATCCTAAACAAATAATGATTAGAAAATATTTGACTTGGTCATTTATATTGATTATATTTTTATTGATTACAGGTGTTGCTGTAAGCGCTGAAAAAGAATATTACAGTAAAATTAAACCAGTTAATCCTGCTGAGGTTAATGGTCAATTTTGTTATATAAAAGTCGTTATCAGACAAAAAGGTGACGAGATTATTAAAGAAGAAATTTTGGAGTGTGCTGACGGTAGAAACAGATTTGATGGTCCTAGTTATTGGGAACTGTTTGCTCAGTTTTATTACCGAGATGTGAGTACGCCAGAATATTGCAGGTACTACAGTAGACCTGGACACGCTTTTAAGTCGTTCGGAAAAGTGTGTATGAATAAGGACGGTGAATGGGAGGCTCAATAATATGATTAAGAACATTATTATTATCACTCTGGTAATCTTTGTATTTACAAGAATGGATGTGTCTATGGCAGATGTTTTAAATGCTATGCAATCTGGACTTGACAAAGTGCAAGAATTACTGTATATTATGAAGGAGAAAGTATAATATGAAAAAATATGTGAAAACGATTGGTGCTTTGAGTATGGTTGCCTTGTTAGGTGCCTGTTCAAGTACAAGTTACACAATCAAAAAAGAAAATGCAGATAGCCTTAATGTTGTACCAAAATGGTATATGGCAGACATTAATGAAACAGATGCTTGTAACTTAGATACAAACATTATCGGTCAAGTTAAAGAAAAAGACAAAGATAGACAATGTATATATGGTGTTGCAACAGCTGTATCGCCAGACTTACAACTTGCTATAGAGAAAGCAAAGATGTATGCTAAGTCTGAAATGGCTGATATAATTATGGGTAAAATGAACAAAGAATCCAAACAGTTTATTACTGAACTTGGTAAGACAGAAAAGAAAACAGTTGTTTCTGAGGTTGAGAGTACATTAGTTAACTCAATCAAAAATACACCAGTGCGAGGATATGAAATCTTTGCTCAGGATGTAACACTTACTAAATCTGGTTATTACAGAGCTTGGATTGGTTTGAGATTGCCTTTAGGTGAGTACAATAAAATGTACAACTATAATATCGAACAGGCTGTTGATGCATATAACTTAAAAGATAAGGCTCAAACTGCCTTTAAGAAAGTTATGGAAAGTGCAAACAATGACAATCCAGATATACAGTAAACCTAATTGTGTGTATTGCACCAAAGCGAAAGCTTTGTTGAATGGTCTTAATGAACCTTTTGAAGAAAAAATGTTTGGTAAAGATTTCAATACACCTGAAGAATTGTTTGAGGCAATTGGTAAGAAAGTTAGAACAATGCCACAGATAGTTATTGATGGTGTTAGTATTGGTGGTTATAACCAATTAGTAGAATACTTTACTGATAAAGGTAAAGTTAACTTCAAAGGTGAAATTATAGATGGCTGATGATAAGATTATTTTGTTTCCACAGAACAAGATTGTAAACCAGAATAGAGTTGGTAACAATGTTAGTCCTGAGGAACATCAACGAATTGTAGAAGAACAAACAAAAGAATTCGTTGAAAGTACAGTTGATGATATTGCATATACTTTATTAGATAAGTTTATTAATGCAGGTATCAGAACTAAAGAAGACACTTTTACAGTTGACCTTGCATTGGCCATTGATTGTATTAGAGGTTTGATTTATAGAGATTTTAAAAAATATCATCCTGCTCAGGCATTATCTGACAAGATGGTACAAGTAAAAGTACACAGAAACGGACAAAAGAGTGCTAAGTTAGACTATAGTATGGTTATTGATGAGAAACATAAACCACATAGACCATTGTCTGCTGATGTACAAAAAGAAGTTAAAGATATATCGGATATGGAAGGCGTGGAATTTATTCCAGACTTTGACCCCGATAACTAAAAAAGAATTCAGACAAGCCAACTACATATGTACGCTTGCCTTGTCGAATAGTGGCGACTTAACGCAATTTGAAAGGAGTAACAATAATGTTACAATATATTATGAACAAGCTAACATCTAAAGGAGAAAACGATATGGCTAGAACAAAGCAAACTAAAACTGAAAAGGTACTAAACCTTTTAACAAAAGGTCAACCAGTATCTTGGAAAACTCTAAGAACTAAGTTTGATTTAACTTCACCAGCTTCAATGATTGGTAAGTTGAGAAACGAAGGCTTGATGATTTATGAAAATAGAACATCAGCAGGCGTTTCATATAGAGTGGGTACACCATCAAAAGCTGTTATTGCAGCTGGTCAAGCCGCTTTATTTGGTAAACAAGGTTACGCTGCCTAATTATAGGTAGAACCTAGTGTTGAGGGGACCAGACCGTTAGGCAGGTCCCCTCTCACAATTTAAATGTATATGACAGAATTTAAAAACGGTATCTTTAACCTACTAAAAAAACTTGGTACAACAAGTGTAGGCAGAGCTATCGTTTATACTATTGGTCACATTATCATTGCTATGACTTGTAACAGATTAATAACTGGTGCAGAATGGAAATTAGCTGGCGTTGATGCAATAGTAGAACCAATGATTAACGGTGTATGGTATTACCTATTAGATAGATTGTGGACAAAAAAATGACAAAGTTTTATAAAGTATCACCAAAGTTTAAGAAATCAATTTACGAATATCAAACTTATAGAGATGATGACAAAGGCGTTTCTTGTGAAACGGAAGAGATGTACCGTTGGGGTCATTGTGTGATTAAAGTAGAAAGTGATGAAGAGCTAACAGAAATTATTGGCGACAAAGATGATGACTACAATGAATTTGAATTTGACCATACAGTGACCGAAGACCAAGAGGTAGATGACCAATGTTCTTTCTATTTCAATGATGTTAAAGGTATGAGTGTAGAAGAACTAGAAGAAAAATATGATGAAAATGGTTATGATTATTTACACGAAACTTTTGGCGAACCACAAGATTTTTATACCGTTTATCACGGTACACTTAATGTAGAGGATGTTACAGATGAGTGGCAAGGGAAGTAAACCAAGGCCTATACCTGACCCTAAGAAGTATGAGGAGAATTGGGATAGAATATTTGGTAATAAGAAGTCAACAAAAAAGAAGGATAAATAGTTTATACTGAATGAACTTAAAGGAGAAATCATGGTTACACAAAACCCAAATCTAATGTCTAAGGCCTCTATGGCTGCTATGTCTAGCACATCAGGCTCACAAGGCATATTACTTTCAGAAATTTTAACTAAAGTTAATAACGCAAAAGATAAACCAAAGAAGATGGCCGTATTGCAACAATACGATAGTCCGTCATTAAGAATGATACTTAAAGGTGCATTTGACCCTAATATCAAATGGGCATTACCAAGTGGTACACCACCATATATTGCTAATGAAGCACCAAAAGGTACAGAACACAGCTTACTAAAAAACGAGAGTAAACGACTATGGCATTTTGTAGAAGGTGCAGATGCAGAAACTACAAAGACACAAAAAGAAACTATGTTTATTCAAATGTTAGAAGGTTTACACGCCGAAGAGGCAGAACTGTTACTTGGTGTTAAGGACAAAAACCTTAATAAAAAATACAAAGGTTTAACAGCGTCTTTAGTTAAGGAAGCGTTCAACTGGAACGATAATTTTCTAAAAATAGAGAACAAATAGAGAACTAAAGTGTTGTATTTTTGCAACACTTATTCTCTTTCTTAATAAATCGTTGATTTTACTTGCTTTTTTATTTAAAAAAAAGTGAAAAAAAGCGAAAAAAGTGCTTGCCAGTAGCCCCCTTTTAGTGTATTATATAAATATAAACAAAAGGATATACTATGAAAAAAGTGATAATTGGTTTGTTAGTGTTTTGGGTTGGTTTCAACCTGACTTACAACCATGTAAATGCTGGTGAGTATGACAAAGCCGTTCTTGGCCATGTCATTACAAACTCATCCGAAATAGATAAAGAAAAACTGTTTGAAGCAGAACTGGCTAGAATTGGTCACAAGTATGCTTTGGAAATGGTTTCTATTATGCAACAATACTTACCTAGCATCATTGATGGTGCTATGGCTGATTTAAGATTAAAACTTGACGAACAACATAAGTGCTTATTGTTAAAAGACACGAAAATTGCCGATAAGCAGTGTCAGTAATTGAGTTTTTTGAATTCGTACACGCTATCATACCATATGAAGTGAGAATGGTAGTGTATGTGGGTTTATTATTCTACTTGTATGTTACACTAAAGGAGAAGAGAAGTGCAAAGCAAGAAAGCAAAAATAAAGCGAATGATAAAGTCTGAGTGCGAGGCTACGGCCAATAGGAAGTATAAAACTACCTATAAAGATATCAAAACATATTTTGATTTAATCAATAAAAGTATGTTCTATGGCCAGTTGTCGCCATTCAATGATATCAATATTCGTAATTTGATTAGACAGAAATGTTATGGTCAAGTATGGATTAAAGACAATAAAAAGAAAGGTACTCGTTGGTACCTTTTAGAGATGAGTGACTATTACAAAAACAAAGAAGAGTTTTTGAATACACTTGGCCACGAAATGATACACTTGTGGCAAATGCAGAATTGCGGTGATACAGGCAATCACAATGCCTTGTTTTATTACCACAAGAACCAACTCAAACAAATTGGTTTGGGTAACATTTAATAACTGAGAGAGGACTATATAATGCGTAAAGTGAAAGAACTAGACCACCACCTAAAGTCGATTATCGACAATGTGCCAACTAAAATCATGGATTTCCGTGATAAGAAACTAGAAAGTAAGATGACTTACTATACTGGTAATTGGGCAACAGATGTAATGAACAATTACACTGAGAAGCAATCAGAAAAAATCTTTAAGAAGATGTCAAAAATTATGGATGACCCCAATTTGGCTTTCTTTCAAAAGAGAAACAAAGACATTAAGATTGGTACTTGGTCAGAATATGGTGAACAATCACCAGAAACCATTACAAGTTTCGAATACATTGTAATGAGGAAGAGAGGTGCCTAGTGGCACAATTCGTACACAACTTAAAGATTGTTATTAAAACAATCATAGTAATCAGTGTCATTGGTTTTATCAGTGGCACTTTTTACTTGTACAAAGACCAAGGTGAAAAGATGGCTGCTAATGCAGAAAGTGTACCAACTAAACCAGATTTTGACCATTCAACACACCAACAATTTATAGATAACATTAGAGAATGTGTTAACTATATCTACGACACAACTACAGACATAACACCAGTTAATTTAGAATTATTAGTAGCACAGGCGGCCTTAGAAAGTGCCTGGGGTACAAGTAGATTTGCTGTAGAAGGAAATAATTACTTTGGTATTCGTACATATGATTTAAGAGAACCACATATGTTGCCTTCAAATAAACCTAAAAAATGGGGTGTTAAAGTGTATAAACACGGTTGTGATAGTGTACAACATTATATGGACATACTAAATAATGGTAGTGCTTTTGAAAAATATAGAGAATTGAAATACAGCGGTGAAAACAATCCATTTAAATTAGTCGAAACATTAGATGCTTATGCTACAGATGTACATTATTTTTCTAAAGTAAAAAGTATTATTAAGAAAATTAGAAAAGAGTATAGTTAATGTTTGGAATTTTAATTACATTTTTAAGTGCCATTTCTATATCAGCAATTGCAGCTGGTTATAGTATCATTGGTCTAGCCACCCTATTCGCAGGTGCAACCCTACCAATTATTGCTATGGGTAGTGCATTAGAAGTAGGTAAACTTGTGGCCGCCTCCTGGTTGTACAACAACTGGCGTAATGCATTAGTACCTAAAACTATAAAGGCATACTTGACAGGTGCAGTTGTAGTTTTAATCTTTATTACATCTATGGGTATCTTTGGTTTCTTATCAAAGGCGCACCTTGACCAAGTTAAACCACAATCAAGTAACAATATTAAGATTGAATTACTTGATACACAAATCAAACAACAACAAATCATTATAGACAGGTCACAAAAGACATTAACTCTATTAGACCAGACACTTGAAAAGTATATTGATATGGAATATGTCACAAGAGGTCTAAAAGAAAGAGATAAACAAAAACCTGAACGAGATGCTTTAACGCTTGCCATTAATCAGGCAAGTGATACAATAGCAAAACTATCAAACGAAAAAGGTAGTTTACAATTAGAACAAGATAAGATTGAAGCCGAAGTAGGACCAATCAAGTATATTGCAGAATTAATTTATGGTGATGAGGCAAAAGACCACTTTGATGAGGCTGTAAGGTGGGTAATCATTATGTTGATATTTGTCTTTGACCCTTTAGCGGTGTTGCTATTGATAGCGGCTAATATATCATTGAGGAGTAGAAAACTTGAACGACAATCTCAAAGAGAAAAAGATGAAGAGGATAGACTTGAGCAAGCAAGTAAGGAAAAAGAGAAAGCTTACAAAGAGGCTGCTAACGCAAAAACTAGAGCGAAGAGAGTCCGAGATAGAGAAAAAGTTTATAAAGATTTTTTTAGAAAATTAGGTCAAAGAGATTTAAAAAACCGTGACTATGAGGCCTTCTTTAGACAAATGGGTACTGAGGAATTGAAGAAATTAGGCTTGGATCCAGACGAAATTCGCATAAAACTTGACCAAATAATGGAATGGAATGACCAACCAAAGGTTGACAATATCAATAAAAAGTGATAGGATAAGATATTATGATTACAGATATTGACTTAAAAAGACTAAACTTGCCTAAGTTAAATGAACAACAGGCAAGACGAGTAACAGCCGCTGAGAAAGCTTGTAGAGAAGCTAAAACAGATTGGGCTAAAAACTATTGGTTTGAAGTTTTTAGAAAACTATGTACGCTATATGGTGCGACAGAATACTTTAGGAGGACTATACACTAATGAATATATTTTATTTAGATAAAGACCCTAAAGTTGCAGCTCAAATGTCCTGTGATAAGCATGTTTCTAAAATGATTGTAGAGAGTTGTCAGATGTTATCGACAGCACACCGTATCTTAGATGGTACAGACTACTATGATAAAACTAAGAATGGTAGAAAGATTAAAAGATGGAAACATCCTAATTCTAACTTAGAACCAGTTTTATACAAAGCGAGCCATGTAAATCACCCTAGTACAAAGTGGGTTATGGATTCTGGTTTTAATTATGTTTGGTTATACAATCATATGTTAGAGTTGAATGAAGAGTTTAAGAAAAGATATGGTCACACACAAGACCATAAGTCTGTAAGATTGTTAGGTAGTATTTTATCTCATACACCAATCAATATAAACTGGAAGAAACAAGGTTATGATGCAACGCCAGCTATGCCAGATTACTGTAAAGTACCAGGTGATAGTGTAGCAAGTTATCGTAAATACTATATAAATGAAAAAAAGAGATTTGCAACCTGGAAGGCACCTGCCGTGCCACCAAGTTGGTATACACAAGGAGTGAAAAATGGCAAACGAATATAATAGAGAAAATATGATTGAAGCAATTGTTGACCACGCAAAAGGTCACATTGCAAAACACAGAATGAATGTTGAAGTATATCTTTCAAATGCAGCTGGTGTCGGTGAACATCCTGATATTTTAGAGGCAGTTGAAAAAGAACTAAAGGTTATTGCAGAATACCATGACCAACTTGAAGTAATTAATAAATACTTTAAGAAGAAAGACCCATTCAAACCGAATGAATAAAATTATATCGAAGATAGGTTTGTGGCACAGTAAGATATTTTCTAAAGTGTCAGAAAAGGCTAGAACATCTAAGATATGGGCAATTGTATTATCATTATTGGTAGTATATGAATTAATAGAACATATAGTTTACCCAATACTGGTGCCTTATTTGTTATATTTAAATTTTTGGAGTAAGTAGTGCCAACATATAATTTTAGGAATAAAAAAACAGGTAAAGAAACCGAGGAGTTTATGTCTATTGCAGATTTAGATAAATTTAAAAAAGACAATCCTCATTTAGAACAATTTATAGCACAAGCACCTGCTATTAGTGGCGGTATTGTTGGTATTGGTAGAATGAAAAATGATGATGGTTGGAGGGAGATGCAAAGTAGAATTGCTGAAGCACACCCTCAATCAGAATTTGCTAGTCAATACGGTAAACGAAGTATTAAAGAAGTAAAGACACAACAAGTTTTAGATAAACATAGAAAACGACAATCACAACAAAAGAGAGGTAAGTAATGGCAGATATACCTGATTATATGCGTGGTTTTGACCTTGATGAAGATTGGGGTATGACACCTGTTGCAAAACCAGCAGAAACGGTGCCATCTATTGACCCTACAGTAATAGAAAATTCAAATTTAGAACTATCTAAGTTGAATTCAGATGTATCATCAATCAAAAGTATGATGAATGAAATTATGCAGATTGTGGCCGAGAAAGAAACTATTACCGAAGAGGTCAACAACGAGGCATATGAAACACGATTTAAAGATTTAGAAAAGGTAATTTTACCGTTTCTATACAATTTGATGAAGAGTGATGAGCCATATATTCATTGGCCAAATAGAGCACCAATCATCAAAGCACAAATTGAAAAGATACTAAAACTAACCAGGGGGTAGTATGAATATAAAGGCACAACACAAAGAGTTGAAAAAAGAAGTTAACGAACTTGAAAAGCAACGACATGTGAACAGGTCTTCTACATTATGGACTAAAATAAAAGAGATGAAGAAACTCAAATTAAAAGTAAAGGAAAAACTCCATGCAACTAAGTAAGAACTTTAGTTTAAAAGAAATGACTGCTTCACAAACGGCAGCTAGACATGGGATTAATAATAATCCAAGCGAAGACCATATGAATAATATGAAAGCTCTTTGCGAGAATGTATTACAAAAGGTCCGTGACCATTATGGTAAGGTTGTAACCATATCTAGTGGCTATCGTAGTCCTGAATTGTGTGTTAAGATTGGCTCAAGTGTCAATTCACAGCACGCTAAAGGGGAGGCGGCTGATTTCGAAATCTATGGAGTGAGCAATGCTGAACTATGCAAGTACATTGCTGATAATTTAGAATTTGACCAATTGATTTTGGAATTTCATAACATTGATGAACCAAACAGTGGTTGGATCCATTGTTCGTATAAATCTGAAGACAATAGAAAACAGATTTTAAGAGCATATAGAGATGAAAGTGGTAAAACCAAATATGAAAGTTACAATCCTAGCTGAAAAGAGAAACGGGAAGAGTTGAGAAACAGTCCCGAATTAATTAATGACCATTTGCAGTTATACAGGTCAATATAAGGCTTGCCAAAATACGAATACAATGATATATTAAACAATACAAATACGGAGAATATTATGAAAAATTTTGTAACACTAGACGAAACCAAACTGCCACAAACCAAAGGCAAAAGAATTAATGGTATGCGATTTTATGAGGTTGATGGCCAGGCGTTTCCGTCTGTCACTTCCGTATTAGGATTCAGACCAAAACCAGGCCTGTTGGCGTGGCGTAAAAATGTAGGTGAAGAGGCCGCTAAATGGGAGATGGCTCGTGCCGCTCGTAGAGGTAAAGCAACTCACACACTTATTGAAGAGTATCTAAAAGGTGAAACACCTTCTACAAGAGATGTATTACCACTTGGCCTCTTTACTATTATGAAGCCATATCTTGCACAAGTTGATAATGTACATTGTTTAGAAACTATTTTGTATAGTAAACAATTGACACTGGCTGGTCAAGTAGATTGTATTGCTGAATACAATGGTAAACTTTCTGTTATTGACTTTAAGACAGCCAATAAAGAGCGTACAGATGCTTGGAATGAAAGTTACTATATGCAATGTACTGCTTATGCAGTTATGTATGAAGAACTATTTGGTACACCAATTGACCAGATTGTTATTCTTATGGCAAGTGAAGATGGTTCTGCTAAGGCTTTCGTAAAAGAAAAGAAAGACTATATAGAGAAATTGAAAACTGAGATTAAGTATTTTTACGACAATTACAATAGTGAAAATGCTTCATAGAATTACTTGTTGACGATAAATGCAATAGGTATACTGGACGAGGGTGCAACTCCCTCCACCTCCACCATAAACACATTTATTGAGTGTGCTTATGGGGGGTGTGGTAGGTTCGACAGGCGCTGAAAGACTTATAAGAGAGTAATAGTTGGCGAACTTAAACGCATTTTTAAATGGCAACGAAAACTTTGCCCTTGCAGCCTAAAAAC